CATTTACTCGTTAGATAACTAATACTAGCAGACTTTTTGTAGTCTGTCAACGGGTTTGGAAGGGTTAATTAGTAGAATTGAGAAGTTCAGAAATGAGCAGTAGGTTGTTGCTCGGTTATGTATATATAATACTATATTTGGGATGGAATTCAAGGGTTAAAGAATGAGTAGATTCATGGTTGCTACGGACTGGGATTAATTAAAGTGTGTCTTTTTGGTTCGGAGAACCATTGGTAGGATGTGGATGATGCTGTTCCAAATAGTCTGCCAGTGTATAACCTAGATATTTGAAACGATCAGCCACTGATTGAGGATAGAATTTTTTCCCTTGTGGAGTAGTAATGCCTCGCTCATTGAGTGTATTAGCTAGAGAATATAAGCTACGATTGCCTTCTACAATAAGTTGGTCTAATATAGGAAGTAACCGTTCAGATTGTTTGCGAGCTTCAATTCCCTGTTCTTGTGCTTTAGGGTTACCCAGCTTGACACCTTTTGCTTTTGCCCGTTCAAGACCTTTACGAGTTAACCATCCGTGATCTCTAAAGCTTATGTTATGATAAATTCCGTGACACGTCTGGCACAGAGTGATAAGGTTTGTTTCATCATCAGTTCCTCCTAAAGAACGAGGTTTGAGGTGGTGATGATGTAGGTTGTCTTTAGTTCCGCAGGCTACACAGAATTTAAGTTTCATCTCTCGGCTCAACAAAGTGTGGGTGTTGACATACAACTACTCCACCCTCACTATATCTTTTAGCAGCGATAGCTTGGTCTTCTGTGTGTGAAAGCAGACGAGCATTCTCCTCTTGAGTGATAATTGTAGCACGCCCGAACTGCCACATCCAGGCATTAAGTTCGTCTTCAGTCCAACCTCTATCTAACACACCTTTTTTGGGGATAAGAATTGGATACTCATGTTCTACAGTAAAGGGTCGCTTGCCTTGTGCATCACGCCATTGACAAATTTGACGATGAGTTGGAGGTTTACCATTGCGTTCCTCAGTTAAGATGTCACGTATCTTCCAATACTCATCTAAGGCATCATGAGACCACCAACGACACCATTGAATCACACTCATGGTATTGTTCACCACATTTTGACACTCAGCCGAGATCACGTCTGAGGCTGAGCGCAGTGAACGGTCTACCATGTTGTAGGCAAACTTGCGTAGCACAGGTGCGTGTGCGCAATACCAGGCTAGGTGGATCAATCCATCAACATCTTGTTGCCAACTAGTGCTAGGTGATTGATTTGTGGTAGGCTTCAATGAGTTCTCCTTGAGTAAAAGTTGGTGCGAGTGCGGTATCCCAAGCACATGAAAGGTCTAGCGATTCAAAGATTCTTCTCTCTCCTCCCTTCACAAAGATAAACTGTGTGATAGGAGTTGCGAGTAGTGGATCAACTACCTCACCCACTGTTTTGTATCCAGTGCGACGAATGGCTAAATCAGCTTGTGAAGGATCAAACCCTCTGCCTTGTGAAACAATTTGAAAGTGTGGTGAAACCTTAGGTAGCACAATTTTAGATCTCTTTGAGTCTTTGCGAGCCCACACTTGCCACACAGTGCGTATTTTATCTGCTCCACCAATAAACGCTCCTAAGTCTAGAATGCATTCTTGATCAAGATGAAACCAAGGATTGAGTTGGTTAATAATATACGCTTTGCGGAATGATCGAGGCACAATAAACGCGATATGAGTAGCCCAGGGAGCGCCATGATTGAAAAAATCAATCGCTCCTTGTGCTCGATATCCAAATGGAGGATTTCCCACAATCACACACTGGTCACATGGAGGTGTGTATTGTAACCAGTCACCTTCAATCACTTCTGGATGTTTTGGTTCAAGGTCGATTCCAAAACGAGGGTGAGGAAGTAGTGAGTAGAACGAACCTGTACCAGCACTCGGCTCAATCCACAGATCAGGAGTGAGGTGAGAGATGGTTTCAAAGCAGCGTTCAGCCACTTCAGGTCGAGTATAAAATTGATCTAGTGCCATTTAGTACCATATGTTAAAGCAGGGAGTTTTGACGCCTTGAGCGACATTCTTCCAGTGTAGTTGAAAACGAGCCTCTTGTCCAGACTCTTGGCGAAATACAATGCCTTTATCAGTATAGGCTACCGACGAAATTTTGTCGTCAGGAGAAGAGGCTTTTTCATCCCAACTCCACTGTGGATCTGTATCTAACCACTGACCTATCAAGATAGAACGAGGTAGAGTGACAGTGGAGTCTACTAAGGCTTCACGAATTGCGGCGATAGAGTGCTTGCCTTGACGCAGAATGTGAAGTAGCACACTCATGCGATCACAGTTGGCTTCGATTAGAGGAGCTATCGCTTGAATGTATTCACTCTTTTTTTCGTTTGTGCGCCAAATAATCTCAGTAAGTTGTCCTGAGTCTTTCAGTTTACGACACAACTCAACATACTGAGTTTGTGTGCGAGGTTGTGTGCCAGTGAGTTGTTCTACAATGCGATAGCGATGATCCCAAATGCCATCTTGCTTTTCCCATGCGGTGTATCCAACTCCACCATCAAACCACTCACCAAAGAAGTTTTGTGATACATTGGCTGAAGTTCCACGACCATTAGACCGAGAACTTTTTAACTCAATAGCTGCTACGCACTGATCATCACGCCACACCATGATGTCACCAATAGATGAGTAGTCACCATCACCTGTCCATTCAATGTGTGTAGCCTGGGGATAACGAGTTTTAATTGTTTCTACAGCTCTTGACACAGCGAGTGTGTCAATAGTTTCAAGTGTGAATGAGGCACAGATGAGTTTGCCCAAGTCATCTGCCCAGTCGCGTTCATATTTGCCCATGATCTGCTCCTTGTCATGTGTGGGTTTTTGATTGTTTTTAATTTTAACAAATATTCAAGCAGCAAGCAATAATAGTGTTGCTCTCAGCACTGAATGTGATACAATACACTTATGATTCGAGTATTGCAAATTAGAACAGGATTTGGAAGTGTGTATGACTTAGGTCATCCCACACGGTTTTTTGATGAGTGTATTCACAGTGCTCAAGCATGGGCTAAACGCTGGGGCTATCACTATGAGCTGATTACAACACAAACTCCTGTGCTAGGTGGATTTAATCAAAAACTAGACTCAGCAGCTCAGTTTATGCACTATATTGATGATCCTGAGTGGGACTTAACTATCTATCTTGATATTGATATTCACCTCTTGCCAACAGCACCTGCTTGGAAACACACTCCAGGATGGCAAATAGGATCACCTCCACAGTGGAGCCACGAACAGTGGATTCCTTCTTGGAAGTGGTTGTGTTCTGGAATTTGGTCGTGCGATCCTCAGTCTGGTGAGAGATATAAAGAGTTTTTCTACCACTATCACCTAGAAACTGGTTGGCCTTATGCTCACAATAGAGAAGTTGATCAGTGGTGGATGATAGATGAACCTGCGTTGAATCGTTGGTTCTATGAGAAACTAGAGCCATACACTGAGTTAGATCAACGATGGTGCAACTGTTATGATGGTGAGTGGGTAGACGATGCTTATGCGATGCATTTTTCATCATCACGCAAGCAGCAAAGATGGGCGCAATGGCTCAAACAAGCTCCTGCGGCAATAAGACGAGAACTAATTCACTCTTCGTAACTTTCAATTTCAAACTCTTCATGAGAGTCATATCGACTCATCGCTTCAGCAATTTGATCACAAATGTCTTCAGGGTCATAGGGAATGCCAACTCGATTCAAGGGAGAAAACACACCAATCGGCTCGATTGCTCTGCCTCGTGAAGTGGGGGCAAAAAAGGTAAACATATTTTGCTGAGGAATGTAGGCAAAAGTAATTCTTTGTTTGAATTGTGGTTTACCGATGATCGCTCTCATCTCGTCTGATAGTTCGTTTTTCATCATAGTCCTTTACTAGTGGGAGAACTACAGTAGCTGTGCGTTCTAATTCAGCACGAATCAACTGCAGTTTTTTTAGAGTAGTTTCTAAAAGTTGTTTTTGAGGATTATTACTCAAGACCTAAGTCTCTCCAAGTCGCACCTTCAACGACGCAAGTAACATCACCATAGGTATTGACTGCGTATGACGAGCCAATATCATATGTTCTGCCCATTTGATAGTAGAAGTGTGAGACTGCTTCTTCCACAGTCTCAAACTCCTCAGTCCAACCTTCTGGTGAATCAAGAGATTCAAAGTAGAATGTAATCATTCAGTGCCTCCAAATAGTTCGTCATGCAGTTTCCAGGCTCCACACACAGCACAGTCAGGATGGAAGTGGGAGCAACGAGGCCCCCAAATCCGTTTAGTGTATAGCCAAGAAACAAAGCGATCAAACATTACTTACGCTTCTTAGCCAAAGCCTCAGCACGAGCCTTTTCTTTTGCTATAGTCCAAGGTTGCTTGACCTGTAGTCCTTCAATCCATGCCTTACGAGCTGCGTAGTCGAATTGTGGTTCATTCACAATTTGACCATTCTTTACTCGCAAACCGAGTGGACGACCCAGAGAGTCAGTAATTTCAACGCCTTCATATGTCATAGTCATCTCCTATAATATCTATGATGTCACCAATATCTTCGTCTACTTGTGTCCAAATTTTAATCTTCTCAGTTTCAGCCTCACACAGTGCTGCGCTCTCTGATAGGTAAAAATCTGGTAGCATATATTCTTCGTGTGCCCACGCTTTCTTCACCCATACTTCCCAACCAAACAAACAAGGAACTACGCGAGTTTCTACAGAGAACATCTCCATAAGTCCTTCATCAAACTCAGGTTCGGGAGTAAAATTTATATGAATTTGAGGTGTAAAATCTACTTGAATTACCTCACCCATTATACTGTCTCCGACTGATATTCTGACCAAATAGTCCACATATCGCCCATGTCATACCAAGCGTCATCAATAGCACACTCGATAGCAGCAACAGGATCAAGTTCATCTTCAAAGTAGTCATACCAGTTAGCATCTGGAAGATCATCTGAAGAAAAACCAAAACACGCAACCAAGTGACGATTTACAGTGCGTTTCCATTCAATGAATTTCTTATCGGTCATTTTTGCGATCCTCCTCAATGCGTTGTTTCAGTGATGTAAATGGTCTAGAGTCTTCCCATTCTTGAATTGTAGTAAAAGGCGAGTCTGCGTAAAGTGGTGATTCACAATCGTCATGATACTGATCCCACAATTCAAAGTCAACACACTCTTCTATAGTTTCTTTGTAGTGATTCAGTGAATAAGTTTGCGCCCGCATTTGAGCCTGAGAGCGATTGGCTTTGCCTACCTGTATCATTTGCTTCTCCTCAATTATCTGTGAACAGTATATCAAAGAGAGAAGCAGTCAGCAAGTTGAAAGTTTTTGTAAGAAAAATAAGAGACTAAGATTTGCCGCGTAGTTTAGCACGCAGGTCGTTCATTTGAGTATTTTGTGGAGTAGGCTTTGGAGAAGGTGGTGTTACCTTTGGTTTTGGAGGAGGGTATAAATGTGGATAGCGGAGTTTAAACCCCGCTATCCGTGCTTTTAGTTGTTCAACTCTTTCTTCCAAGGTTAAGGTCACTCTTCTCTCGCTTGGCTTGGTACCAAGATCTTTCAGTTAAAAAATAGGTGAATACAAATACTAAAAAGGCAAGCATTCCCCAAATTGGGTCTACACCAAACCATTTGTCAGCTACCACTGTGAATGAATAAAGTATACCAAAGGTTGCTACAACCTGTAAGATGTTTTTAGCTAAGTGTTTTAAGAAATATTTAGTCATTTTCTAGTCTCCATGAGGGTTCGTAGTAGACAAGGAATCCGTGTCCACCAAGTTTGTTCCAGCGTTCAATGGTCCAACGCTTATCGTCGTATAGTACATCTCCTGGCTTACAATATTGAAGTTTGTCAGCCGCTTGAGGTACTATAATGATGTCCTCCCTCTCGAAACCAAATTGTCCGAGCCACCAATACTTATTTTCTTTTACAACATCAATATGTTCTTTTTTATAGTGAGAACCCATTGCTGTAAGAATCATCATGTTCTTATCACCACAAGAGTTTTGAACTTGATACATCCGTTGAAAGAACCGCATATTATTTGTAGGCGGTGCTGTACGAAAGATTTGTTCGTAGTTGTGAGCCATAAACCGTTCTAGTTCGCCTGGAGCACGATCTGCTTGAAGATCGAACCCTTTGTTCCATCCTAAAGCACGAACTCCAACAGCAAAGTCAGCAATTACTCCATCTACATCTAAATAAATCATGAATCTTCCCAAGGTAGTTTGTCTATCAGTTCAATATCAATTACACCACATATATAGGTTTCAGAATCTTGAGGTTCAAAATCGTTTTCCATTAACCAGTCCCACCAGTCGGAAGTCGCTTCAATAGTTTCTTTAAGTAGTTCACGTTGTTCGTCACTCCACCCTGTCTTCCAGACACGAATGTCCCCCCAAACACCATCCCAAGTGTCATTCATTTCAAAATCTGTAAGAGATGAGATTTCAAAATCATCCCACACATTGTTTTCTTCACAGTGCTTATTGTGTGCTAACAGAGCTTCCATCTCTTCGTCTGTAACATTGGCGTAAAAGGTTCCCCAACGCCAACCTTGCTCATAGTGAACCCATACATCATCATCGTCCTTGAAGAACTCAATCTCTACTACAGACTTTTTGTAGGTAGGTTCAAGTCTAACTAACGTCATTTTTTGATTCCTCTATTTGCCTTTTTAGTGCGTCAATAATTACTTTTCCCACAATTTTACCTAGCTCTTCGCCGTCCACGCCATCATCGTGAGTAACTTCATAGGTTAGTATACCATCACCTGAACCATCAGGATGGTCATTCACTTTAATATCTGAGATTTGAAACTCAGTTCCAGCCATATCATAACCATCTGGTACCGTAAAGGTACTAGTTGTTGTAGTAGTTTGAGACATTTTTATCCTCCGATTCTTCAATATA